AGGGAACCGATCGGGAAATCAACGCCGCCCTGAATGGACAGTTTGAGTGCTTTGCTGTAAAGGTTCCCGTAAATCTTGCGGTACGTGTTGATGATTTCTCTCACGATGGTGAGAGGAATGATCGGAGCAAGGTCGCCGGTGTTGGTGGCGGCTCTGCCTTCGTACTTCGGCATTGCTGACATGAAATGCGCCGGAATGGGTGTGCCCCTCTGTACGTATTCCTTGAATGCTTTGCGGTATTCAAGAGACGAAAACATTTCGTTTTCACCGTTGTCGCCGGACTTGTTGCCTGCGACCTGACCGTTGCGGAGCTGTGCGTTCTGCGGAACTGCGTTCCTTTCTGCTTCTTCGAGAGCTTCGATGTCTGCGGTGATGTCGCCGATCTCGGTCTCGATCTCATCGAGCTGTGCGTTTATGGAGCGCACTTCTTCGATGGACTCGCTGGCCTTTGCTTTTTCTTTGAGCGCCGCTTTGCGCTCGTTCAGTCTCGCCAGTTTCTTTTTCAGATATTCTGTCATTTGTTTTTCCTCCTGATTAGTAGAGTTTGAGCTTTTCCTTTAAAAGGGCCAGCTCTGTGTTTGTGTTGTTTGTCCCGTTTATGCCCGTGTCCACGGGATCAGCCCTCTGCTCTCTCGCTTTATCCAAAACGAGCTTGGCGCTGTCCAGCGCTTCGTTGCTTCGTGCCGATATAGACGTGTCAGCATACGCCGGCCATGTGACCGCCGAAACCTCCACGACAGAACCGATTTTTGTGATGAACCGCGTCGGATGTTCGCTTTCCAGATTCTCCCACCGTTCGCCGTCGATCGAGAACATGAAACTCATGCCCGATATGTCGCCGCGTTCCACGGCTGAATTGAGTGCCCTCGCGTCGGCGTTGTTCTCGACGTCGATGTCCGCCCACATCTGCATGCCCTCATCGTCCGGGAGCAGTTGCATTGTGCTGTTGCCGTTGTTCCTCCTCGATCTTGCGAGAGGGATCATGTCGGTGTTGTGATTTACAAGGAACCGCACGTCTGTGAGGTCCGTTTCGTCCAGCGCGCCCTTCTCGATCACTTCATCGAACCAGTAAAGGTTCGTCCTTTTGTCGAATACGATCGGCCTGCCGGACAGCCTCGCGACGCCGTCCTTTTGTTCAGCCCTGACGTCGCATAAAAACGACCGGCTGACGAGTTCGTTCTTGTTTGGCATTCTCAAATATCCTCCTTGACTTCATCGTCAATATTCACGTTTACGTTCCCGTTCTGCCCGACCTGATACGTGTTCGCGTTCTTCGCGTCGATCCAGTTGAGCGACATAAACCGTTTGCCCTCCAGCTCCGGGAGCGGCTTCAGGCCGAGCGCCGTGCGCTTTTCATTCTCAAACAAGCCGCCGGTCGGCGACAGTATGTTGATCATTTCCAGCGTCTGGCTGATCGTCATGAATATGAGCTCTTTCGGGTACAGTTTTATCTGATTACCGAACGCCTTTTCTCTCGGCGTGAACAGCTTTTTCGTGAACGCCTGCGACATGCTGATGATCAACGGCTCCAGCGTTTTCTGGTAGAACGCCTCGTATTGTTCCTTGCTGAAATCTCCGGTCAATATCGGCAATGGCACGCCCCAGTTGCGGAGTATCTTTCCGTCGATGAACTCCAGCGTCGGTTTGTCTATCAGCGCCACCGTTTTCGGGAGCGCCGTGAACTCCGCTTTCATATCCAGCGGCAGAAAACCGCTCTCGCTGTTCGCCAGCTTGCGTTCCAGCTCCCGGAGCGCCTGCTCCGTCTTTCCGTCGTCGATGATGGTGTTGTACTTCACCACGCCGTTCACCGCGTATGAGGCCTTCATGGCCTTCGCGATCCCTTTCAACAGTTCCCGGTTGAGGATCAGCGTGTCGGCGAGGCTCTCCCTGTCCGGCTGGCCAAACTCGTTGCCGCCCATATACTGATTAACCGAGTAGTTGTATTTGATGTGGATCACGTCGTCGTACGGGATCGTTGTGGTCTCGCCGTTCCGGAACCTGAACGTCACGAAAAGCCTGCCGCCTGCGTCCTCGATGAAATCGACCTCCGCCGGGTTGATCGGGTACAGAGCCTCATACTTCCTCCGCTCCTCGTTCGTTTTCGCGTCTGTCCATACGTAATACACCGGTATGATGAACGCGTTATAATTGAGGAGCAGAAGCCATGTGATTTTTTCCAGAAACTCGCTCGTTGTCATCAACGGGTTCGGGTTGTTCAGTACTTCCTTTATTTTTGACTCCTTGACCGGGACGGGTTCGCTGTCCACCACCCGTATATGCTCCGGGTTCAGTTTCTTTATCTCATCAACGATACATTTCAGCGCCTGCTGAACGACGTCGCTCGCATATATGTCGACCCCGTACTGGCTGAAAATAGGCGTCCAGCCGTCCATCGTCGGCGCCTGCTTTTTCTCCGCCGGCGCACGGTGGAATAGTTTGTCGAATAATCCCATACTCGGTTTATCCTCCTGCCTTGTCTATGATAGTTATGTACTCGCTCCGGTGCCGCCGCAGGACCTCCTCGGCTATTATCATCGTCACGGCTCCGTCAATTCTCATTGCCGGTTGCCCTTTGACCTTCACCGGCTGTATATTCTCCACGTTGTCCACCGCACAGCAGGTGTTCTTCAGGCACCACTTGTCCACCGGGTTCCCTCCGAACTGCAGAACCCTCGACGTCAGGTCCGCCTCAGTAAGCTTCATGGCCGACGAGAGATATTTGCCCTGCAATATCATTTCGGTGTCAAACCCGTAAACGTCGCATTGATCCAGGAAGTCCTTCGCGAATCGCTGGTCATAACCGATCTTGTACGGCTTCATCTTGTAATCTTTCCAGAGTTGGAAATACCACGCGGCCACCGCGGCGATGTCCACCTCGTTCCCCTCGCAAATCGTGATATATCCCTGCCGCGCCCAGCTCCGGTATTCCGCGCCGGCCTCGGTGTCGGGTGAATGCTCCAGCTTTCCCTCCGGAATGAAATAATGCGAGAGGATATATTTCCTCTTGTCCCCGGACTTCATAAAAAGCGCCTTGACGCTCGTCATGTCGGTTGTCGCCGACAGGTCCACCGCACCCAGATAGAACGCGCCCCGGAACTGCTCCATGTCGATCGGTTCCTGCTCGTAGTCGTATTGATTGAGGAGTAACCATGCCCTGCTGTCGTTCTGCGGTATATTGAAATCTTTAGTCAGACAATGCACACGCGCTGCCATGTCGACCTTCGCGCGTTCCACGTCCGCCGCCAGCCTGTCGCGTTTCTTCACTCCGTACCGGAGCGACGGGTTGCTTTTCTCCCAGCTCGCCGGGTTCTGCCATATCTCCTGCTCCGAGTCCTGTTCGAAAAGGAACGGGAGCACCGTGTCGTCGTCGATCTCTCGGTTTATGACGGCCTTCATGTATGCCAGCTTGCGGTCGAGGTAGCAGTCCCGGTTGAACCCCTGCGTCGTAAAATTGATGAACAGCGGCTCCTCCCGTGAGCTCATGGACCGCCAGCACGCCTCCGCGATCTGCGACGCTCCGTTCTCCTCGTCTATGTCGTGGGACTCGTCAAGATACGTTTTTGAGAAGTTGAAACCGTCCTTGTTCTGCGTCTTTGTACTCAAACGGATTATGCTGATGTTGCGGAGCTTGTTCTTTATCGTCACGAGGTTCTGCGTGGTGATAAGTTTCTTCGGATCAAGGCGGCCTCTCATCTCGCCGATCTCCGACCAGATGATCTTCGCCTGCCGGTCGTCGTTTGACGCGCAGCAGATGTCAGAACCGCTTTGCCCACAGAACAAATCATAATTTGCGTCGCCGCCTGCCGTGGTGCTTTTCCCGTTTTTCCTCCCGATTTCCACAAGGCTCTCGGTGAACCTCCGCTTTCCTGTCGCCTTACGCTTGAACGAATACAGCGCCTCAAAGTATGCCTTCTGCCACGGCATGAGCACCATCGGTTTCATGTAGTACGGCGCCTTGCTTTGCAGGCACATCGTCTCCATGAATCTGATCCGCTTGTCCGCCTCTGTGGTGTCGTATATATAACGGTCGTCGGCCAGCTCTTCGATGAGGTTGTGTATCTCCTGCCGGATATAATATCCGACGATCACGCCGCCCTCGTCGATGAGTTTCGCGTATTCCTCCAGCCACGTCATGCCATGAAGTCCTCCAGCCGTTTGAGGAGCTCGTCCTCAGCGCTGGCGTCGGCCTTCCGGATCACGTTCAGCAGAAT